TCCATTATATTCCACAGACATGTTAACAGTATAATCATTCTTAAAACAATAAGATGGATATATTAACCAATTATAATATGAATAATCTTGAGGTAAAAATTGTACATGAGGATTCTGACCAGATGTATATCCGTCAGTATTGTTATCTGTTCTTAAAAATGTAAATTCTTGATATGTTGGAAATCCTCCCCAAGACCTATTTGTTAGGGTATCGGTTCCAGGTACTGTTGATAAATTTTTATAATAAAATTCATTAACATAATATAAATTATTATTGAATTTTGAATATGGGTTTGGGTCGGGTTGTGTTAATCCACTATAAGCATTCTTAAAGACAAATTGAAATTTAGATGTTAACAAAAATTTAGTAGATTTGTTTTTTTCTTTACTATACAATTCAGCTAAATCTACAACTGGTGACCTATTAAATTCATCAATTTCTTTTATTTTACCTGAAAGTGAAGTTTCTATTTTAATACCAACTTCGGGAGCCCCTTTATATCGGAGCTCCCCTTTTATAAAAACAATATCAGTACTATTTAATTCGTTCATAATAAAATTTCTTCAGTATCAACATATTTTATGAAAAACAAATCTAAAGCCGTAGCTCCAGGAATTGACCCAAAATAAAAATGATATGGTGAACCAATTGTCATTAAATCTTCTTGGGTGTCGGGTCTTTCGGGGTCAGTACTATCAGTTTGTGTAATATTGATTAACCACCCCTTTCTTAGTTCTAAATTAGTATTTCCATTGTTCATGTACTTACTAATGCTTGCCTCATCTGCTCTATCTAATTTTTGATAGTATTGTTTAAAATATCCACCCGATGAATAACTATTGTTACTAGTCTCATAATCGTTATCTTGATTACCAAATATAGTATCTATAGGACTTTCAACAGGGTCTCCTCCAGGAGGTCCTGATAATCCTTGTTCATTATACCATTGATACATAGGCACAATTTGAGATTTTGTAGGTAGATAAGTAACTTCCGTTATTGGACTTAAACCAGGTATTGTTGCCTGAGTTAACCAATTTGTTCTTCTTGGTGTGATGTAGTCCCTATCTTGGGTATTACCTGAAAAAAATATTCCAAAGAATGGTTGTCCTCGTAAATCCGTATCTAAAGGATTAAATAAATTATCAGTCCCAAAATAGATATCTAACCCATTATATGAATTATTATCAAACGCTTGTAAACCATATTGAGTATGTTGGTTTAACATTTGAGAATAATCTCCGTCTCCAACTGTTGGGAAAAAATCCACAAGGTCTAAGTTAGCCCCATTACCCCATCTTTTATTTCTAAAGAAGTTACCAACGGTAAATCCTAAACTAGCAGGACTTAATAATCTTACTAATAATTTAATCCATGATGGGTTTAACAATCTACTTAAAACATACATATTAATAATGTCTGTTATTTCCGCAGTACTTGTTGGTTTTAAGGTGTTCACAATATAACCATCTAAATCATCATTAAGAGTTATCTCTTGTAAATAAGGTACTTTAGGCCCTAAATCTAAAATAGTTGTAGGCGTTAACAAATATCTAACATTTGCAACTTTAATATTATTATTCAAAAATCCATTATTTTTAACAGGATTTTTACCTATAAATTTAAAATTTACATCAGTGACATCTTCAACATTTGTTGACATCGCAACAGGACTTGAGCGATAATAAAAATTATTTGAACCTGAATGAAGATAAACAATTTCATTACAGTACTCTCTTTGAGGGTCATTTTCATTATCAAATGTTGTTGAATTTTGAAAAGGGAATGCGTACATAGTCCCATTAATCCAACTGTTTGAGAATGAATGTGAAAATACATCTAAACATATCGCCATGTTTATTAAGACTCTTTCAGACCATTCTAATATTGATAATAAATCATCAGGAAATGATTTAATTGGGACACTAATTAAATTAAAACATCCGGCTTGGTATTGGAATTTAAATTTAACACCTCCTTGTGCTGTTGGACAATTTAATATTTTTATTGGTTCTAAATTCAAGAATACACAATAAGGATATCCAGTTCCTTGGTCAAAAGATATTGATGGTGCCCCATAATTTGGACTATCGGGATTTGAATCTAATTCATAACAACCTCCAGGATTTTGAGGATTATTAACAATATCTAAAAACTCAGGTGAACAATTAACCGCTAATGAACAGTTAGATGCCGATTGTATTACAGTATCATATTTACCGGGAATATTTTCAGTAATCTGTGAATTATTTTGACCGTATTCTGATGACGCACTATTACTACCCGCAATAGGAGCAACAACTAATGGAGGATAAACTAAATCCCATTCACATAATTCACAATCAATACTTCCAGTACCACAGTCCGAACAAGGTGATTGTTCATTAGCAACAGTTTGAGTTGTTGTTGCTCTACACTGATTGGCAGTAGGTGTTAACAAAGCACCTGCAGGAGTTGTTACCCCATCAGCATTAGTATAAGCGACAGTAGTTATTGCTGAATGGTTACCCAACTGACATTCACCTGTTTGAAAATTTAACCCCCCTCCATTAATACAAGCCTGCAAACAATTCTCCGGACCAATAAATGCTGGATTATCAACATTAGCCTCTGCAGACTGACAACTTAATTGGAAATTTATACTACAAGGAGTACATGGAGCATCGTCACAACCTTCACAATTAATTACAATTGATGCAGTTGTCTCATCATCAGTTGTTGCGTCTGAAACACCACCACTTTGGTCGGCTTCGTTAACATTAGTTTGCCAATCCTCTCTAGACCAACATTTACATCTTTCACAACCATCATCAGTATATAATATTAAAGGGAGTCCTTTATTTGTAAAAGGATTTTTTATGTATTTTATACATCTTATTGGTCTAACATATTTAGCTCCATCATTACAAAAATCAGGTGTGCTGATATTAAAAGGTAACCAACTTCTTTCTTTAATAGCTCTAACAATGTCACAAATTTTACATTGTATTTTTCTAACAATTTGTACAATTTTATTAATAATTTTAATAAAAAATTTATTAATAATTCGTATAATGACATTAATAAACCTTATGATGACACAATTTATGATACCAATAATAAATCCTAATATATGTAATACTAATGTCAGTACAATTAAAAGATATTGTAATATTGGCATTATAAGTGCTGATAATAAAATATATAAAAAAACAACCCTATAATATGTGTCATTCATTGGGAACTTGTTGACAAGTCCTTCGCATGAGTCATCTTGTATATTTTTAATTTGGATAGTATTAAATGTATAGATTGATGATGAAAACCTATCTATAAACTGAGATACTGTATAAACTTTATTAAAATGCATTTCATAGAAAGTATCTTCGCATTCAATTGCCGCAGTAGGATTAGCATAATCATCCCAACTTAAACTAAATGCATAAGACTGCTCCAATAAAAACTTTTGTTTTGGTATTTCTTCTAATGAAAATTCTAAGGGTAATGTATTATCAGTTCTTGTGAATTCGATTTGAACCGATGTATTCGCATCAAATTTAAAAAGAGGTATACCATCATTATAATCAGGTCTTTCAACCCCATTAACAAAAATTTTATATGAATCTAAATTTTGAAATTTTATAAGTTTTACTCCATTATCTACACTTGTAACATTTGAAATTAAATTAAAAGGAAGTGTGGTATCAGTTAATTCTACAAAAGTTTCTGTATTAGGTAATAGTACTGGGTCACTATTTTGGTCACTATAATTCCATCCATATTCTCTAACATTTGGAACTAAAAAATAAGCCCTTCTATTTTCTTCTGAAAGTTTATTAGACTGATTCCATTTAACTTTGAATCGGTATTTACCAACCGTAGGTACTCCAACTTTTGGGTCGTTAGATATTACTTTATCCCCATTTTCATTGGTATAAACATAATTCATGTTCATAGGCACTTCGGTTAGCCAAGCACCATTCTCATCAATTACCTTACCTTTGTTTTCTAAATTAGCAACTTCTAATACGGGTTTTCCCTCACTATCATTAAATATTGTTTGTCGTATTGCATCAATTTGTCCAGGTCCTGAAACTAATTCACAGTTAAATCCTAATTTACTTTTAGTTTTACAATTTTTTTTAACTTTCCTTTTAGTGTCTGAAGATATTAATGAACCCATAAAAACTGCGGTAGGTTCTATTCGTATACTAGCCTCGGAAGTTAAATCAAAATCAACTCTCGCAATGTTATAATTACAAACCTCTTTTTGACCAAAAAATGGTGATACCTGAACTGTTTTTGCCAATGTAACAATTTGAGGTAACTCAGAATAATTTTCTGAAAATTTAAATTTTGTACCGTCAACTTGAGATTCGGTTGCGACCCCCATTCTTATCAAATCCTGAGGAGTTAATGAAAATTCTCCAATATCTGACAAGTCAATCTGCATGAATATTGTTTGTTGACCTAAAGGAGCTCCGACAATCATAAAATCACCAGAGTCGTTAGTTCTTACAACATGTTTGTAATATTTGTCATATACTTTAATTACAGATTCGTCATTTAAATTATCAATTCTATCAGGGAAAGTACCTACAGGAACATGGTTTGAATATGATTGAGTATAGGGTAATAAGTTATATTTATAACCATCGTCATTTACGGTGTAAATGTCGGTATAAGGATAAATGGATGTAACTAATGGGTCATTTTCATCTTCGGGTTGTAAAGGAATAAATACAGATATTTTAGCATTAGGTAAACCTAAACCTCTATTACAAAAAACTCTCCCACAAATAACCCCATAGTTTGCACAATCTCTTGTATATATGTCAGATTGAAAAATCTGCAACGAAAGAAGTTCAAGCATATCATACTCTTGTTCAAGTTTTACTTGAATATTTTGATTAATACCAACTTCAGTTTTAATTCTGTAACTATTAGGCATACTTTTTTTAATAAATAGTTTAGATACTATTTTGAAAAAATAAATGATTAGGTTAAACCATTATGAGAAATTTGTCGTTGACAGATTTTTTACTTGTATAGTAATGTCAGTTTGAGGGAATCTAACTTGGTAGATTTGGTTTGGCTCAGCAAATAAGGTTTCATCAATCACCTTAATTTGTTTAGTTTCTAAATTTTCATACTGTTGTGAAGTTTGTGATGAAGAATATTTGCCACCAACTTTATTAATAAAATCAATATTAACTAAAGATATTACACCATCCTGATTTTGTATGTTCGATTTTAATTCTGATATATTAACATTTTGACCTAATTGACGAGTTCTTGGGTCAAAAAATGCCGCAATTACATTAATAACATTTGATATTACAACTCCTGAATTTTGAGTTGCGTCTAAGACTATTTGAGCATTAATTGCCAAATCAATTACAGATGCTGTTGTTACAAATATATAATCATTCATCATTCTGTAATTAGACAAAAAAGTTGCAATATTACTCTTCAAAGTATTTGACACAATGTTTGTCAATTTACCTTGTGAGTCATATGATAAAATGTTAATTTTAATTTTATTATCCTCTTCAGTTATTGCAACTTTTGCAGGTGCTCCAAATGTTGAAGGCATTTTTCTAATAAGTGCCTCATAGTCATTTATAGTGACTGCTCTGTTTTGAGCAGAAAAATTAAATCCAACAAAGTTTCTAATTTCTTCAACCGATGGAGGATTTGCTCCACCAATTGCCGCAGTAACATTATTACACGACAGACTATTAATAACTTGGTTATTAATTGTTTGACTAGGTCCGTTTACTGTAAAATTAATAGTACCTATCTGATTAATAACATTTGTACCTATATTAGTAGATAGACCTCCACCAATTCTATACTGTATGAATAAAGTTGAATTTGGTTTTAAAACAGAACCTAAAGAAAAGTTGTTTTGATATTTTGATAAGTCTAATGTAATTCCGTCTCTTGCAAATTCTCTAAGTAATTCATCTGTAGATGTATTACCTCCTCCAAATGTGATTTTAAAGAAATTTTCAGGAGTATATTCAGTTATAAATCTTTGAGCCGTTTGTATATATCTTCCAACTTTAATTCCGGGATTGTCTGAAGGTTTGGTTGGGTCTTCAACAAAAATCCTATCCTCAGCCAATGCTTGTACTTCATACCATCTATTATTTACACCTAAAAATTCTTGAGCCGCAGGTACATTACTATAGGATGTTCCATCTTTTAATAAAACACTAGTAACACCTAAAACATTTTTTTCAGGTAAAAAAATCTCATAAAAAGGTCGAGACTCAACATTTGTAATTACTTTTTTGAATACTTTTGTAATACCATTAACTACAGTCTCTCTTTTAACTATTGTGTAATTAATTAACTGATTATTAGAATCAAAATTAGGTATTTTTAATCTGTTTGGGAATCCTTCGTTATTAAATGGTGATGTGAAATCAATATCGTATACTGTTTCAAAAATCTGTCCCGCTCCAACTAATTGTGACCCTCTTCTTAAAATTCCACAATATCTTAAATCCTCTTTATCCCCAAAAGCAGGAACAGTGATTGATAAATCAACTACCGCAACCGATGGTCTATTACCAGGAATTTTTAAACCGTAAGTACGAGCAATGTTATAAATTGATGACCTTTGTTGTGCAAATTGAAGTACAGTTTCTTGTAAACTTCTATCAATATGAAAATGTAAATTGTCTGTGACCGCAGCATTTAAATCCATCAAAACACTAAAAACCGATGCGTCATTAAAATTCTGAATTACATCGGGATAATATTGTTTAGTGAATGTTATTAGTTCTTGTCTAACACCCTGAAAGTCTCTTGTTGTATATGATATTTTTTTTGCCATTATATGTTAATAATTATAAAGTCACTACTATTAAATACATTATCTGTGATAGTGTAGTCTATTCTTACTTTTGCAGTATATTCTATTTCCGCTCTTCCTGGTAAGTTATAGGTTCTAATTTCACTATCAGTATTTGTCAAGTCGTCTATTGCAGGTGTTATTTTAATAGAGTTTATAACCAAATTTGGTATATATGTTTCAACAGAATCCCTAATCTCGGTTTCAATATCACTAAATGTCGGTCCGTCCAAAGGTTCAAAAATGTACTCATACAATCTTGTACCAAACTTAGGTAAAAAATATCTTGAACCTTTTCTGGTTAATAATAAATGAATTAAACTACTTCTTACTTCTTCATCACTATAATCAGATAAGTCTAAATACTTACCATCAAACGAATCTCTAAAAGGAAAATTAATACCATATGTTTTTCCATCTGCCATATGATATAAATATAATGTTACAATATTTTAACTAAATAGAGTAAAAATAAAAATCCCGACACTAAGTCGGGATAATATTTTAGGATGAACATCCGAAACAATCAAATTGACTATTCTCAGGTTTTTGAGGTAAATTCAAATGACTGTAGTCTACCTTTGGTGGTTCAGGTGTTGGATTTGGTTTGTTGATTTTTGAGATATCAACCGCCAAATGTTTTGCCCCTGTTGAGATTGCCTTTGTTCTAACATAGTAACAAAGTGTCTTCAATCCCTTTTCCCATCCATAGAAATGTGATGATGTAATCTTTGATAGAGTTGGGTTACCCATGTAGATATTCATCGATTGTGATTGGTCGATAAATGGTGCTCTGTCAGCCGCCATCTCAATCAACGCCTTCTGAGAAATCTCCCAAATTGTCTTATACTTGTTAATTAAGTGTTCAATTCTTCTAACCTTTGAATTGTATTTCTTATCTTCCAAATCCAAGTAATTGTTAAAATTAATGTTTTGGATAGAACCTTCATTCATGATGATTTCGTTTTTTAAATCCTCACACCAAATTCCAATCTTTTCAAAGTCGTTAATTAAATACTTGTTAACAATCATAATCTCCCCACCAACTACTCGTCTGTTAAAGATTGCTGAGTGAGCGGGTTCTGTCATTTCATATGAACCTGTAATCTTAGCTGAAGATGCTACGGGCATTTGATC